GAGAATGGCCGCGTCGAGGTGACGGAGTGGTCTCCGTAGCGGGCGTAGGCGGCTCGCGGCTTCGGCAGACGGCGCTCAGGGCCGAGGACGTCGCGCAGGACGTCCAGCAGCTCGGCGGTGATGAGGTCCACCTTCTCGGCGTAGGTCTCGGTGCCCTCTTTCGTGTTGCTCATGTCACGTTCCTTTTGTTAGTTGTGTGGTCGGCTACGTACAAGATAAGACTAGCGCCACCCTTGCGGGCGGCGCTAGTCCGTCTATCCCCTCATTCAAGTGATCTCTGTCACTACCCCTACAGCGCATCCAAGGGGGAGGATGCTCGGAGGCAGGAACTTATTACCACCCTCCAGGCGATATTCGTAGTGGCCTCCCCGTCCGCCATCCTTGTAGATGCGTCGAATCTCCGAGACAACGCCGTAGGCGAGGTAGGTCGAGTCGAGCAGTAGCATGCCGTCCCGAAGGTCTCCCGCATCAACGACATCGATCTTCACGGAGGCCCCGACAGGGATCACCTCTGGCATCACCTACTCACCTCCCTGACTCAGCTGGAAGATCCGTCGGTCCAGGTACTGGCGGGCCTTGCGCAGATCCTCCAGCCGCTTCCCCTCGCCGCCCTTACGGCCCTGCCGCAGCAGGTACTTGCCGCAGTTCCACAGCAGTGGGTCGGACGGGAAGGCGGCGTCGAGCACGTCCCACGACTCTACGTTTGCGGCGTCGCTCAGGCCGAGCTCGGCGAGCGACTGCCCGAGCCACGTGTAGTGGCCTGGGGACTCCACGGGCTCGCCGCCGGAGGTCTCCTGAGAGGCCGGGGCGGACGCCGTCGGCGGCTCGTACCCTTCCCAGATCTCCAGGTAGCGGCGGCTAGGAGTCCCCCACTCGGAGAACCCTTTCTCGCGGTAGGCGGGCTCCAGACTCTCCGGGACGTACAGCGTCAGGTCACCCTCTCCGTAGGGGTTCTGGGAAGGGTCGTCCAGTCCGTTAGGGGGTGTGGCCGAGGACCAGTAGAGCCGGCGAGACCTAGACGGAGTCTTGGGGGACTGGTCCAGGGACTCGACGTAGCTGTCGGGGAGAGTGAGCTGGACGTTGGGTGTGAGCCCGTCGCGGACCTCCAGCCAGGCACCCTCCCCGAGGAGGAGCTCGACTCGCGGGTCCGGTGCGGAGAAGCCGGCAGCGGACACGACGAAGATGCCGTCCTCTAGGAGGATGTGGCCCCCGCCCTCGGCCGAGGCCTTCCCGTGCGCGGGGATCAGAGTGTGCTGGCTGTGCACGATTCGGGTGAAGGTTCCATACCTGCTCATGGGATGCTCTTTCCGGTAGATGGGGCGTGCTGGGCGGTGAGGCGAGTCTCCTTGCGGCCACGGATGCGCTCTCCGAACGCAAAGACCGGCAGGCCGATAGCCAGAGCCGTGGCGGAGGCTATCAGTGAGGCGGTCATGCGGCCGCCCCGTCCCGGCCGCTCATCCACGTCGTCACGACCTCCAGGGCGGAGGCTCCGAACGCGGCGGGGATGGTCATGCCTTGGGGGTAGACGCCCCAGCAGCGCCGGCCGCAGCGCTTCAGCTGGGCGACGGCCTGGCCGTCCTCGTAGACGAGGCACGTCTTGGCCTCGTGAAGGGTGTCTGCGTCGAGGGGCTTGATTCGCGCCTGGGGGTGCTGGAAGACGCGGGTCCGGGTTGTCTTGGTGCTCATGGTTCCTCGCTAGGTGGTAGGTGCTGCGGGCTTGCCCTAAGCGTATGCAGTCATACGGCCTAGGGCAAGCCCGCGACGGTCAGATCAGTGTGAGAGGCGTCTCATCCTCTTCGATCTTCGGCGGCTTGCGCTTCCACTGACCGAGGACCTTGTCCACGGTCTGCCGGGTCATGCCTGAGACCGAGCTGAGAACGGACTTCGACACGCCCCGAGCGTAGGCGGCCAGGACCTCCTGCTGAAGGGCCGCTCGGGCGAGCTTCGCGTCCCGGCGGGCCTTGCGGTCTAGGCGCGCGGCCTCCTCGAGCGGGTCGCCGGCCGGAGGCTCCGGCTCCAGGTCGTCGGTCTGGGAGGTTGGGAGGCGCTGCTCCAGGGCGTGGGAGCGCTCCTGAGAGTCCTCCAGGGCCTTGGCCTGCTGGACGGTGAGCGAGAGCAGCTTGCGCAGGGACTCCGCCATCGCGCGCTCGGCGTCGATCCCGAAGGCGCCACGATACCCCTTGCCGCCGGCCCACTCCTCCAGGCGCTTGGGCAGGTCGGCAACATCGTTGATGGATGTCATAGGTGTCTCCTATAGGAACTTGGTGAATGAGTACTGGTTGGCGGGCACTACCGCCCGCCAGGATCGCCGAGGACGCTGATACTCGGATACCGTGGTACGGATCAGCCGCAGCGGGTCACGCATATCTACTATGTCTCGGACAAGGTCCGCGGTCGACCCGCCCTTGGAAATCCATAGATCGATGTGACCGTGGAACCGCTCTAGGCGGATGCGGAGTCCGCCGCCACTGATGGCCAGTGACCTGCGGCAGGCCTCCTTAGGCTGGGTAGATACTTCTCGGCGAATCTTCAGGCCGTTCACGAACGCGATGTCCGCGAGCTCTACGGCTACCGAGTAGCTCACCTTCAGGTGAGCGGCGATGAAGAACCCGCTGATCCGGGGCAGTAGGTTCAGCATTCCGTCACCTCGGCGCTCAAGTAGTCCGGCTCTCGCGGCTCGACCGCGAATCCCTCCCGCAGGGCGCGCCGGATGTAGGGGCCGAATAGATCCGGGTTCGGCTCATCCATCGCGATCTTCTCTACGGTCCCGACGGGCTGCCCGCCGGCGTAGGCTACGTCTAGCCTGTAAGGATCGGGGAGGTGGCCTACTCTCACATCCACTTCACTCACCGTCCTCCAGGTACCGGGTAGCCCAGGCCAGGGCGAGGGCGATGACCTGAATCACCTCGGACTCCAGGTCCGAGTTGTGGCCGGTCGCGGCGTCGTTGTCGTAGGTCAGGCAGGCAGCGACCTCCCCGATCTCCTCGACGAGGGCGAACAGGCGGGTGGCGTCGGTGTGGCCGTCGCACTCCAGAGTCATCCCGGGATGCTTCCCGGCGGCGCTGAAGTACTCCCTCAGGGCTGCGCCCAGCACGTCGAAGTCCTCGGGCAGCAGACGCGAGGCCGCTGCGGCAAGCTTCCACAACCACTCCCGGGCCTTAGAGCTGCTGACGGTACGGACGTCATACAGGCGGGCGGCGTAGTACATCTGCTGCGATACTTCAAAGGCGGGGTCTGGTGAGGACGCCCGACATCTTTCGGCCGGGAACCGCTCGACCCCCTCCGACCACACTTTGACCATACGGGTACTGGTGGAGGCCCCGCTTCCGGGGCGGGCGCCTCTGTTCGGTAACGTCATGTTGTCTCCTAACGTAGTTGGGGTGGACGTATGAAATCATACGTCCACCCCTCAGGAGATACAAGCCGTCAGAACCGTGGAACTGCGCCTGCCAGTGAGATACCGCTCACAGCGCGGCGAATCGTCCCCCTCGGGACGAACAGTGACGCCTGACCGGCGTCCCGCAGACCGAGCAGGCCCATGCTCAGAGCGTCCACCTGGTCGTCGTGACGGCCGGAAGGGAACGCGCGCATCTCGGATATGAGCTCATTCACCCAGCCGTTGCCCGGGTCCGACGGATGAGGCAGATAGACGTTCCCGGACTCGATCTCCGGCGTCACGGCGCGAGCCCTGACCTCCTTGGACGAGCGGGGCTTGATCGGCTTGATGCCGGCGACTTTCTTGCGCAGCACGTCGATCGCCGCCGTACCGTTGGCCGCGTCCTCCACGAGGCGCTGGTGGACGAACGAGCCGCCGGGGCTAGCTTTGTCATCGAGATCTCCAGCATTGCACCAGCGCAGCATCTTCTCCAGCGTCTGCGTGAAGGACCACTGCCCGCGCTGCTGGGCAACCAGGAACCGGTCCGGGCCCTGACGGCACCAGCGCTGACCGACGGCGTAGTCCGACGTCGAGCTTCCCTTGAAGGTCAGGTCCCACGAGTCGAGCCACTGCCCGCGTTCCAGACGCTCGCGTGGGAGGAGGATCACGGTGTCATCGCCGTCCTTCACCTTGGACGGGTCCGTAGTCCAGAACCGCAGCCATCCGAGATTGAAGATCGAGCCGTCCGCCGGCGTCGGGTGCTGCTGGTACAGGGCCTCCCACATGTAGGACCCGACTGAACGCTTCAGCGAGTCCCAGCGCTCCAGGGCCTCCTCGCGAGTCTCCTCCACGAGGGGGCTGTAGAGCGGGTCACCGGGCTCGCGCCCGAGCGGATCGTCCTCCTCGGCGATGGCCGGGAAGATGACGTTCTCCCACTTGTCGGCGTCGGGGTTCTTGGCCGGGTTCAGGAGGCGGCCGATGAAGTCGTCCTCGTGCCAGCGGGTGGCGATGGCGATGCAGAGAAAGGGAGGCTCCAGACGGGTGACGGCGTTGGCCTGCCACCAGTCCCAGATCGCCTCCCTCTTCGACTCGCTGTGCGCGTCGGCGAAGTCCTTCACGACGTCGTCCATGAGCATGACCTTGAAGCCGAGACCGGTGATCGACTGGCCGGGGGCCGAACGGGAGACGATGCCTCCGCCGCGCGTCGTCTGCCACTCGCTCACGGCACCAGCGTCGGACGCGATCTTGATGCCCCACTTCTCGCCGTCCTCCTCGACGAAACGCCTGACCTGGCGCCCCCATGCCG